TTGGCGGATTGAGTCGTACGGCAACGGCGGCTCTCCGTCAATTATTAGACGCTGGTACTTTATCGAACTTACCTGCTGGATTTAAACAAAGAGGAGTAAGAGTTAGAGATGAAGCATCACCCATACAACCAGGTGAATTTAAGGATGTCGATGCACCTGGTGGTAATTTGAGAGACGCGTTCTTTCCATTACCATATAAAGAGCCTTCGCCAACACTATTAAATTTATTAGGTGTTGTAGTACAAGCTGGTCAAAGATTCGCAGCTATTGCTGATATGCAAGTGGGTGATGGTAACCAAGCAGCTGCAGTTGGAACTACCGTTGCGTTATTGGAACGTGGTTCAAGAGTCATGAGTGCAATACATAAAAGATGTTATGCAGCGATGAAATCAGAATTTAAATTATTAGCAAACATTGTTTCAAAATATTTACCACCAGAATATCCATACGACGTTGTGGGTGGTGCAAGAAATATTAAACAAACAGATTTTGATGACAGAGTAGATATTGTACCTGTTGCAGATCCAAATATTTTTTCAATGTCGCAAAGAATTACACTTGCACAAACACAATTACAAATAGCAACATCAAATCCACAATTACACAACATGTATCAGATATACAGAAACATGTATGATGCAATTGGTGTAAAAAATGTAGATGCAGTGCTACCACCACCAGCGCCAATGGC